TGATGTTCCTGATGTTCCAGAACTTCCTGATGTGCCACTTGAACCACTCGTTCCAGAACTTCCTGATGTTCCTGATGTGCCACTTGAACCACTCGTTCCAGAACTTCCTGATGTTCCTGATGTGCCACTTGAACCACTCGTTCCAGATGTTCCAGAAGTGCCAGAACTTCCTGATGTTCCAGAACTTCCTGATGTGCCACTTGAACCACTTGTTCCAGATGTTCCTGATGTTCCTGATGTTCCAGAACTTCCTGATGTGCCACTTGAACCACTTGTTCCAGATGTTCCTGATGTTCCTGATGTTCCAGAACTTCCTGATGTGCCACTTGAACCACTCGTTCCAGAACTTCCTGATGTTCCTGATGTGCCACTTGAACCACTCGTTCCAGAACTTCCTGATGTTCCTGATGTGCCACTTGAACCACTCGTTCCAGATGTTCCAGAAGTGCCAGAACTTCCTGATGTTCCAGAACTTCCTGATGTGCCACTTGAACCACTTGTTCCAGATGTTCCTGATGTTCCTGATGTTCCAGAACTTCCTGATGTGCCACTTGAACCACTTGTTCCAGATGTTCCTGATGTTCCTGATGTTCCAGAAGTTCCACTTGTTCCAGATGTGCCCGATGTTCCAGAAGTTCCTGATAGCAAATTCCAATAAGTTTGCCAACTTGCTCCAACACCAGGCTCATTTGAAGATGATGAAATATGATTTTGGAGAGCACAATATACATATCCATTATTTGTAACAACATCTCCAGAACTGTAAGATGTTGATATTGTCCAGGCTCCCCTTTGTGTTAAACTTGTTCCTGAAGTGCCGGATGTTCCACTTGTTCCTGAAGTGCCGGATGTTCCACTTGTTCCTGAAGTGCCGGATGTTCCACTTGTTCCTGAAGTGCCGGATGTGCCTGAACTTCCAGATGTGCCTGAACTACCAGATGTTCCAGATGTGCCTGATGTTCCTGAAGTTCCTGAAGGACCACTATATCCACTCTTACCACTATATCCACTATATCCAGAAATACCACTATATCCACTCTTACCACTATATCCACTCTTACCACTATATCCACTATATCCACTCTTACCACTATATCCACTATATCCAGAAACACCCGATGTGCCCGATGTGCCTGATGTTCCAGAACTGCCTGAGGTCCCACTTGAACCGCTTGTTCCAGAACTTCCTGATGTTCCTGATGTTCCTGATGTGCCTGAACTACCAGATGTTCCAGAAGTGCCAGAACTGCCTGAGGTCCCACTTGAACCGCTTGTTCCAGAACTTCCTGATGTTCCACTTGTTCCAGAGGTGCCTGAAGTGCCTGAACTACCACTTGTTCCACTTGTTCCAGAACTACCAGATGTTCCAGAGCTACCAGCAGCTATCTTCCATTCTGTTCCAGTATATCTAAAAATTTGTTTTTCTACAGAATTATAGTATATATCACCTGCAACAGCGGTGCTTGGATGAGTTGAATAAACAGGAAGGTTTATTCGTTCTTCAATAGTTAAAATATCTGTGTTTATGGTGCCAACATTATCAATACCATAATGTTTCATAAAGATAACCCCGAGCCATATTCTTCATAGTATTTATAATAAATTATAGCGCACAGTTATCTTAAACATTCTGATATTGTCTCAAAAATTATCTCTGGCTCCACAAATGCATCATTATTGGGTTGAACATTATCCCAAAAATTAAATTGGTCAGCTCTAAGATATTTTCGATCTTTAAGTATATTTATATTATTTGGATCACCAAATATCAATGGATCAGATAGGCTAAATATGACTATACCTCGTTTGCCAATTATCGAAGCTAAATGATGGAAAAAATTATCAACAGAAATCCAAATATCACACCCCTTTATCAAAGTTTTAAGCACTTCTAATGGTAAATTCTGTAGAAAACAATCACATCCCAAATCTGTCTCACCACTTACACCAACTTGAAGAATATATTGTTCTGGCATTTTTTCGCGAATTATTTTAATCAATTCAGGCCAATATGGATAATTCTTTGGGCTCGGTTTGTTGTCACTTATTGTTGGTTTACTGTAAGGACTAATTATTATCATTGATCAAACTCCATGCATTTGTGCATAAGCGTCTTTTATATGTCCTGTCCAATTATTTCTATCCATATATTCATATATGTTTTGTCTTCTTCTTTCCTCTTCACCATATCTTTCAATAGCTTCACCAATACTTATCTGTTCTACACCTTCTCTCTCAAATACCTCTGGATAGCATGTTGCTAATATAATGTTTTTATCATAATACTTCTCTTTTATTTTTGGCAGAATCTTTAGAAATTCCAAATGATCACCAATGCCACTATCCAAAATAAACACTTTATCTTCTTTATATTTACTTGCTTTCCATCTCTTAAACACTTCTTCATCATGGATCCAGTAACGTTCATCAGTATATACTCTTATTCCACCAATATCATATTGTTGTAGATGCCACGTTATTACATCACCAACAACAACCAGTTTCCAACCATTTAAATACATGTCATGAGTAAACATGGTCTCTTCTCTATGTCCGACGGGGCTAAGATTCTTTGGATAGCCATGTGATGCAGCTTGTTTTCTAAATAAAAAGGTGTTATGTAGATGTTCAACAAATCGATGTCCATTAAATTCTGTCCATTGAAGATTTGGTTTTTCCAATTCATTCAGTGTAATCCCAGCATCCTCAGCTTTTTCAAATCTGTTCCACACTATGCTTGCACTTCCAACAGCTCCTATCTTGGAATCACTTGATATAACATTTACTAACCTTTCAAGAACATTAGGCATTGGATAGTTGTCATCATCAACACGCCATATAAGATCATTGGATGCTTCAGTCAACATTTTCTGATGATTAGCTACTTGTCCTATCCTCTCACCAATAATTATTCTATATCTTATACCAATTCGTTCCATTACACCAAAGATATGAGAAAATACTGGATCATTTATCAAATCTCTTGGGTTATCGCTATCGTCAAATAATATAAATTCATCTATCTTGTGCGTCTGTGATATAACACCCATGATAGCCATTGGTAATGTTGTGTTATATCTATCTTTTGTTGAAATATATGCACTCACTTTTACTTCACTATTATCTGATGATAGTATTGGTATATGTTCTGGATTGTCAATTCTGATGACACCTATACCCATGCTTCTACACGGCCCAGTGCCATAGTCATTATTATCTATAAATTCATAGGCATCATACTGTTTCTTCAATTCTTTCCATAGTTTAGAAACATGAACATCTATTACTGTATGTTCAACACTATCCAAAATATCGTGAAAAGCCACATATCCACCAGGTTTTAGACAATCCAAGAAATTTATAAAATCAGCTTTTACACCTTCATAAGAATGATCACCATCAATAAATATCAGATCAACCTTATCAATTTTCGACTTAACAAATTCTATAAATTCTTTAGAATGACTATCACCATTAAACTCAACTATTTTATGTTCTACATCACTATTGATATATACTTTACCATCATACTGTTTCATGTTTTTGTTATTTAGATCAGTATCCATAAATGATTCTTTGTGATCATTTATATCAATAGAATACACCTTATTACTAGCCATATGAGCCAATAATCTTGTCATGCCACCTTTATATCGACCAATCTCGAGAATGTTATCTATTTTATATGATTTGAAAAATTCTTGAAACATCAAGACTTCATATTTCTTTTGTGCAAGAGGCCAATTTGGCATTATGATCTCTCTTTTTGGTGAGTATTTTTCAATCAATAATTGTCTATTACGCTCAAAATTTTCTCGTGAAATCCAATCAAAATGATTTTCAACATGGTATATTGGAAATCCACCTTTAATAAAGTCTTTTGTTTGAACGCATTCAGTATTTTCAGGAACTTGGATTGTTTTCCATCCGGCATCTTCAACCCTTATAGTGAAGTCAACATCTTCAAAACATCCAGGATAAAACTGTTCGTCAAGTAACCCAACTTCATCAAATACCTTTCTTCTTACAGCAGCACAGAATAATAGTATATTATTACGCTTTACATCTTCACAGACTAATTTCAATGGCCCGGTCATCCCAACCTTCTCATCTCTATAAAATGGATCTGTAAGCATTTTTATCCATGAATTGCCTAATATAACCGCATCTTGATTGAGGATTATTATTATTTCACCATTACTACTTAGAACACCAGTATTAACTGCTTTTGGAAAACCAAGTGGATCATCAAACCACAGATACTTAAATTTATCTATGTTGTTTTTCAAATAGTGTTTAACATTGCTTTTACAACCATTAGCCACAACAATAATTTCCATATTAACTGAATGGGGTGTGTTGTCTAATACTGATATGATACATTTTTGTAAATCCTCTAAGCAATCACCATAAGCTGGTATAACAATTGATATATTTTTTCTTCCGTATCTTGATCTTATTATAGCAGCATCTCTTTCTAATATTTTATTCCATTCATCAATTCCATAGAAATTATGAACTGTTTCTTCAGCTTTATGATAGATTGGAAAATCACCTTTGAAAATATCATCTTCTATCAACTTATCATCAGGCACTTGTTTTATTGTATATCCAGCTCTCCTCAATCTTAGGCAAAAATCAATATCTATAGCACAATTCAACAATTCATCAAAATATCCAATCTTTTCAAAAACTCTTCTTGGAATGGCAACACAAAAGAATATTAGAAATCCAAAATCTCTATCTTCTTTTTCAAGGGGTATTTGTTTATCACCTAACACAGGATGCAATAAACATGGACCCGTAGCTCCAATCATTGGATCATTTTCAAGCGGTTCTATCAAGAATTTTATCCAATTATCTACTGGTGAACTTGAAATTATGATATCATCGTTCAATATAACAATATATTCACCTACAGCATTCTTAACGCCTCTATTATAGGCTGGAACAGGTCCCAATGGTTGATCATACCATAGGCATTTGACTGGAATGTTATTTTCTTTCCATCTTTGAATATCATCTAATAACGACTTATTCGCTCCATTAGCTACAATGACGATCTCTTTATCATCAAGAGTCGTCATTTGTATAACAGATTCAACACAAGGAACAACTAAATCTCTATTAACCGTTGGAATTACAATACTTACCTTTACCATATAGATTCCTTTCATATTTTTGTGTTTCGCCACGAATACCACGATTCAAGATGAATTGTCTAAAATCAAGTTCAAGCTCTCTAAATTCTTCACGAGATAGCCATTTTGTATCAATTACATATCCACCAGTTCCATCCTTTGAAACTTGATAATACTGTGAAAAATCATAAGATATATTGGTAATTCCATATTTTTCTGGATATAGATATGGGTCCGTGCCAGGATATGGTATAAAATTTGAAACAAATACTTGATCAGGATCGGCAATCTCAATAAACTTCTTTGTTTCTTCTAATGTTTTAGCAGTCTCTCCTGGAAATCCGATAATAATAAATATTCTTGATGTTATATTATGTTTTTTAGCCCATTGTATTACATTATAGTTATCTTCAACTCTAACTTGTTTATTCATTCTATCTAATATATATTGTGATCCCGATTCAATACCCCATGATACTTGTTTGCATCCACTTTCAGATAATAATTTGTAAGTATCTTCCGTGTCATATCCAGCTCTACCCATACATCTAAATGATATATTCAACGGTGCTAATAATTCCAATAATTGTTTTAATCGACTTAGACTTAGTGTAAATATATCATCTTGAAAGTTTATGCTTTTTATTCCAAATTCTTCTACCAATCGTTTTATCTGAATATAAATAAGTTCTGGTGGTGCCATTTTCACCTGTTTGTTAAGTGCATGAATATTAGCAAGTCCACAGAAAGCACATTTGAACGGACATCCCCGTGAAGTTATATAAGGCACAGAAGCATTATTAGAAATAAATCTATTATATGATTTTAAGTCAACAGCACTATAATCAGGAAATATGAATAGATTGTCAATTTTATTGTTATATACTATTTTATTAGTATTTTTACCAGTTATTATATCAATTATAGCTGCTTCACCATAACCACACACTACATGATCGGCATATAAAAAATCTTCAGGTCTTGCCGTAGCGTGAGCACCACCAATGATCACTTTAGATTCGCTATTTTTCTTTTTACATCGTAGATAAATCCTTTTTGTTTCTTCTAATGACGTTACATATGACGTTATCCCATAGACATCCGCTTCTGGAATTTCAATATCAATCATTCCAGACATATCCAATACTTCTACTTCAGCAAGTTTCTTGATATGTGCCGCCAGATATAACAATCCTAATGGTGGATCCAGACGGTCATCAATGGAATTTGAATGCGGCGGATGTATCAATACAACTTTCATAAACCCTCTATACTAACTATTTATAATTTTGTAAATATTTTGAAAAATAGGCATAAAAATATGGTGGAGAAGAAGACAATCCCCCTCCACCATTAGTTCAAAATACGCTAATTACACCCCAGAATAAAACTAATGGTATCACATAATACATTGCTATGTAATTTACTACTATTGTTCCAATCATGTTATCATATCAATTATTTTCAAAAATCTGTAATTTCTGTCAATAAGACCATTATCATAACCAATTTTTCTTAATTCAATGTTTGTTTCATAGAGGAGAGATGAATAATAATCTGCATGTTTTCTAATTTCATTCAGTCTATCTCTATCATTTTCAATATAAGCATACTCTAAATCTGAAATTTTGTAAATCTCGCTCAATAATTTGTTCAAATTCTCATTTAGACTTAATGCATATTTTCTTTGTGGGTTTACACTGAGATTAGCTTGACTAATAAATCTTCTATTTAATAATACTGGTGTTGTCATATTTGATCTATTTGTTAATGTAAATAAAATGTCTTTATAGGTTCGTCCTCCAAATGTAACATCCAATTTAATAACTGGTCTTTCCTCGTATTTACCCAATTCGCCTCTAATCTTTATCTTTTTATTGCCTTCGTGTGGTTTTGAAAATTCCTTACCATTAAATGTCCAAACGACATTACCATCTTCTATTCTGACTTTATCAGTATGTAATACGCAATGACCACCATTACCAGTGTCCAATTTAGCTTTCAGATTACCAAATCCTTCAATGTAAATAGTTTCAATATATCCAACTTCTACTGTTGGTCTAATCCATTTATTTCTATCTGTTACGAAATCTAATACTTTACCAACAATATCCTTTCCTGTTACTTTCTCAATTCCATCCGTGCCTGGTGAACTATTAACTTCAATTACATAACTCTTATTTCCTGATTGAATAATATCAACTCCTGTCCAAATACCACCAACCGCTTTTGATGCTAATATAGCTAATTCCTTTTGTTCATCAGTAAGTTTGATTTTTTCTATCTCTGATCCAAGACTATAATTGCTCCTAAAATCACCAGAAATTCTTAGTCTCTTCATTGCTCCAATAACTTTGTTGCCAAGAACGTGAACTCTAATATCACCATCCGATCCAATATATTCTTGCATTATTATTTCTGTATCTGGTGTTATTTTCCAAATAGCTTGAAGTGTTGATTTAAGTCCTTCTATAGAATCTGCTTTGAATACTCCAATACCTTTCGATCCAGACACGGTTTTCATAATGATGGGAAATTTTCCGCCAACTTTATCAATAGCTTTCTCGACAATATCACTATTTGTTACCAATGTTGTCCTTGGACATCTAACACCAATATCATTCAATAATAGTATTGTTCTATATTTGTCATTACATTTCTCTATACAATCACGGTTGTTTACAACAAAAATATCTCTTTTTTCTATTTGTGATAATGTATCAAGACTAACTTTCAATTTAGATACTGATTTCCTTGTAATAACTACGGTGTTATTTTTATCTATTTCAAAACCGTTATCATCTCCCGTATTAAAAATATACCATTTATCATCTTTCTTAGATAGGTAGCATCTATCACTATAAGCAATAAAATATGGAATGCCTTTTTCTTTACATTTATCTCTGAATTTAGTTGCTGTTTTATATAGATTTTCTGGATGGTGTGGGTCTTTAGTTCCTGTCATTATGACGACCCTAACACCCTCATTATCCGGTTCTTTAGCTTCTGATAATAAAAATCGTGATAGTTTCATATTATCCTCTTGAGTATTTATATCGTGCCTTCCCAATAGCCAAAAACTTCAGCTCTAGGATTCCACTTTAATTCATCTAAAAAACTGGCAAATCTCAGTTTTGCTGATAAAACAGCATCCCAAACAGTTACATCATTACATAAGCGAAATTGTGGACCCCAACCAAGCCCAAACTGGAAATACCTATCAACACTATATCTGATGTTCATTGATACATATGGTATTATGACCCATTTCTTTATTGATATAGCGATTTGAAACATTAAAGCAGCATTCGGATATTTAGTAGTCCATTTATTCCATATCAGTATGTCGTGTTGTTTTCCACCAAGACTGAATGAAATGCCATTTTTACCGAGATCAAGTTTCTGATATGTTCCAATTACACTGTCGGGAACATCACCACCAAGATAGTCTGATAAACTTTCATAATACTCGATCAATCTGGAAGAATCAAATGGAATATATCCAAGTCTAACTAATAAAAGACTTTTAGGATTAACATTTTTTATAGCAAAGGGAAAGCAATTATCCCTTAATACCTCAGCTGGATTTCTTACAAAATCCTCCATGTTGATTGATTTGCCATAGATATATGTATCAAACCACTTCCATTTACGAAGAAATTTTATTGTTTTTACAAACCAACTTTGTTCCCATAATGGCTTCATATCATCTACTCCATATTGACTAATTTTTTATCTATCATAGCTTTAACTACTTCATAAAATATATCCTTTAGATACTTTTTATGACTACCTGGGATCATTGAAAGTTGTATATTTGAAATTGATCTATGGCCACCAGATTGTGCTTTAACAATATCCCAAGCACTTACTTTAACATTATCGAGAACTTTCTTTTGTTTAGGTGACAGTTGACTATATTTTATATTAGCAATACTATGTAACATATTCAACCATTTTTTAGAGCCTTTAATTTTTCCAAAAATTGCAATAAAATCATCAAATGTAAATCCAATAATGGGATCCTTAGAACCAATTTCACTTAATCTTTTTATCTCTCCTAATGTAATCATTTCTGATTCCATGCTTGATCTAAACTTATCCAAGACATCATTACAAAGTTCTCCAAGATGAACTGGAACATCCCCTTTAATAAATGGGTTTTTAGATACTTGAATCATCCCCATTGGCCAAGCAATAACGAGGAAATGCGCTGTAGGCCAATTTTTAAATGGTGTGTATCTATCATAGGCAAGTCTCATATTTCCACCACCATATTGAACAATGGTGTTACCTATCATCATAGATTCACCATTTTTGAGATCTTTAACCATGCTTAAATTTCCATTTTTTATCTTATTACTCTTTTGTTTTTCAACATAATCCTCTAAATTCGATTGATATTCTTCTGGAGCTTGATAACCACCCTTATCTATCAATTTGAGAATAACATTATACATCGATTTTAGACTGGGGTTGGCTTGTAAAACAAGATTCTTTAAGAAATCAGGCTTATTTTTATAGGCTAATGTTAGTTTATTAACAACAAAACCCATAGCTCTTTTATTCTTCTCAAGACCAGCACGCTTATTAAATTTGAATACTGATTGCATTATATCATCAGGTGTCAAACCAGCAAAAACAGCAGAATCAATCATAGAGATCATCTTTATATCATCTGGTGGAAACAGATCACTTGGTGATACAACCTGAGAAATATGCATTGCATTTGAAGGAGTCTTGGTAAAGATAACACTCATATCTTTTGACATGCCGGAATGCTCAACATCATGATGATCTGTCCATATATGCATTACAGGTTTGACATGTGCGAAATCCACCATTGCAAATAAAAGACCCTTTTCTTTCAACATTGGTGGTATTTTATATTCTAGATTACCATACTGAACTGGATGTGCATCTATAACCTTTATCCCATATCTTTCAAGATAGCTCTTCAGACCAATAGCACTTGTAACACCGTCCAAATCCTGATGGAAATAAATAATAGCTCTATCAAAATACTTAGCTATCTTGCTTATGTTACGTATGCCACTCTCATTTAATAAAAGATCAAGTTTTTCTAATAAATTCATAACAATCTCCTCTTTTTTTTTCGTATTCTTCTATATATTTTGAAGGGTATTTTCTTATCAAATTTTGCAATATCACCAGTTAGAGTAGCATCTTCCTTGAGATTCTGCATCAACATAAATTCAAAGTTGTCCAAAGCTGAAATAACCTTTTTATCAACGTTTTTTATATTATTAAGTATCTTTCTTATTTTTCTGATTTCCTTCTGTATCAATTCAGTATTAGTATATATTTTATTATAGGTGGCTATTTCAATTCCAAATAAGCTCATTAGAATATGTCTAACATGAGCTGTCAAACCAATAGTAGCTCTATCAAGTTGCATAAGAAAAGCTGCTATTTCTTTTGTATTTACATTTTTAATAATTCCAGCCATGTCATTCTTTAATTGCTTCTTTTGCTCTGGGTCTTTGGAGAGAAAATATAATGTAGCATAAGTATATAAATCAACTAAATTAGATTGAGCTTTACTCAAATAATCAAATATAGTATCAGATCTCTTGATGTTTATACCAATACGCTCTCCAACTTTTTTTATAGCATTGAATAACTGATTGGAAATAACTGATTCATCTATTGTTCTGGTATAATTTTCAAACCTCATTTTTCTGCCTTCTCAACGTTTATATACCTCTTAACACCATTATTATCAATCCAATACATTTTTATATTTGCCTGATTTAATACTCTTCTGCTTTCAATAATTTGTTTCAAATATCCTTCTGCTGTATGTTTAATTAGAACATTTGATAACCCATACATAGTCATAAACAAACCAAAAGCTACTGAAACAACAGTAATGATAAGTTTTATTCTATCATTTATACTATTGATAGAATTATTTATTTTACTAAGATCCTCCTCAATGGCTATCAATCTATTACCCATTTCTCTTATATAAATCATATTGCTATGATCTTTATCAACAAAACTTTCCTTAAAAGAGTCGGATCTTTTTCTACTATCAACATCATGTTCATCAATTTTCTTTACGATATCATCAGATAGATTTACAATACTATCAGAGAGCTTTTCTACGGATCTAGCTGTATTGTCTATACCTTCCCTTATAGGAATTACAAACTTATCAACAACGCTAATTGGTATCATATCGTTTTTATTATTGATGTTTGGTGTCATTTTCTCTCAATCTACCAATGTTGGCTTTTATCCTATTTAGACTTTCTTCAATTTTATTATTAAAAATCTCCTGTTCTCTTGCCCATTTTTCAACTTCTTTATCTATATAATCAGACATAATCTTCTCTTTCAGAACATCAGATGTTATGTCTTTGGCAAATCCAATAGTTCCAATAAGTTCACCATCTTTTAGCATTGGGAACTTTATTACATCAAGCCATACTTCTTTTCCATCCACCTTAAATGATTCTGTGAACTGACATGTATGCATCTTTTTTACTATTTCATCAGTATCAAAATATGAATAATTTGTTGTTTCTGTAATATCAAATATAGACTTACCAATAATCTCATCCGTTTCTTTATTCAATGTTTCTCGAAGAGCTTTATTAGCAAACGTAAATTTATTATTGATATCCTTGGTCCACACCATATCAGGAATAGTATCTAATACATACTGATACTGTAGTGATAGGTTTCTAAATGTTTCTTGTGCTTCTCTTAATTCATTGATAATTGCTTCATTATCGGTATTGTCTATTACTATACCTCTGACACCAGTTATATTTCCATTGCTCTCTCTAATAGCTGTTGAGTAAACCAGTATTGGGAATTTCTCTTTATTATCATATCTCAATGCCATATATCTTTTTCCACGTTCAATATTGCTAACATTCTGTATAATTTTATTAAATGATTCAAGAGCTCTATCTCGATCTTCTGGTGATATACATTCTAGGAAATTAAATCCTTGTTTAATAGTGTTACAATCCAATCCAAACATCTTATACGCTGCATCATTGATATATGTAACAATTCCATTTATATCAAGTTCATATACAGTCTGAGGTAACAAGTTAGCAAATTCCCTGCATTTTCTTTCACTTTCCTTCAAGTCCATTTCCATCATTTTGATTGGAGTTATGTCAGTAATAACTCCAATAATTCCAATAATTTCACCATTTTTATCATAAAGAAGTGTCTTTGTAATTATGGCATGTATTTTACCAATGCTACTTTCAAATGATGTTTTAGATTTTCCAGAATACAGAAGTATATCGTGTTCGTTGTGAATTTTAGCTATTTCAGGAACCACAAAATCAAATATAGTCTTACCCTTTAATTTTTCCAATGTTACCCCAAATATTTTTTCAAACTCACTATTACAATAAACATACCTACCACTTGTATCATTTATGAATACTGGATTTGGAATAATGTTGAAAATGTCTTGATTAAATTCCACGTTACTTTACCTCCACTATTGACCCATCTTTAAGAACTTGATATGCTCTTATGGTAAGTATTTCTCCATCTGTAACATTATTGATTTTTTTGATTTTGTCTAAAATTTCATTGGGAATTGTAGTTTTTAATTTGAGGAATTGTTTACAGTTACCAATATAATCATCATAGAAGAATATCTTTCTATATAATCCACTTGAGATGTATTTTTTCACGATTATGTATAATTTACGTTCTGGAATGGTGCCTCTGACTAAATTTCCAGCTCTTTCAACATAGAAGTCATCTGGATTGATGTCATATTTCTTGAAGGTTGCAAGGAATGTTTCTTTATCATTGAAATCAGCCCTGGCGGTTAATAAAATAACTTTAAATCCTAATTTTATCATGGTTTTTAATCTTTCAATCATTCTCTGTATGGGTTTTGATGTTTTATAGAACAATTTCGCATCTCTAAATTCAGAAAAATCAAACGTTTCACCAGGACCTAAAATATATCTATTAAACTCTTGATTGTTGAGTCGTTTTACAACTTTACCATCTTTGATAACAAGTATTTGAGCAAATGTTTCGAATATAGTATCATCAATATCTACAATTGCTAATGTTTTTCCTTTGTTGGATCCTGTTAGAAATTCAGGAAATCGCATACTAACTCCTAATAAGATATAATTTACTCATATTTATTATAAATAATGATAAACAAATGGAGAATTATATTAAAATGAGACTGCGCACTTATCTTCTTAATGAATTATTTATATCAAATCCAGAAGTAGAACGCCTGATAAACTTCATAAGAAAAGAACTAAAAATAATGACAATGCAAGAAGTAGAAAGAAAATGTAGAGAATCCTTTAATACTATTTTTATTGAAAAAAAGTATGTAAAAAATAAAGAAGCTCTTGAGAATTTTATAGAAAAGTATAAATTAAATAGAATAATGGATGTTAATGAAGACTTTAGACATTGGTGGCAGTTAGTATCAAAAGAAGCATTTCCAACGTTAGCTTTTTATCCAGCTCTTCAAGTTTGGTTGGAACTTGATAAGTATATTAAAAATGAAAATTTCAATGTAAAGATTATTGTATTCTACGCTGCTCTATGGATTGTCATTGTTACAGGCAAGTATATTATAGGATGGATCAAATGGAAGAAAGAAAACCCCGATGAATATGATGCAGAGCGTAGAATTGGTAGAGGGGGATTGATATGATTGAAAGTATTGTTAATAAGTATCTGTCAGAATCGGTTTCTAAGGAAATATACGATCAATTAGGTGGAAACAAGTTTATTTCTATGACAGGTGCTAAAAATTTAATATCATCTGATAAATCACTATCAATGAGGCTTCCAAAGACTAAAAATGGAATAAATTACGTAAAAATAAGTCTTAATTCTTCCGATACTTATGATTTGGAATTTGGAAGAGTAAGTGGTTTAGAATACAAGGTAAAGAAAACTGTTAAAGATGTTTATGTAAACAATCTAATTCATGTTTTTGAAAAAGAAACAGGTCTTTATACATCACTTTAAGAGAGGTGAAGAAATATGAATAAATCTAAAATAGACATATTGATTGAAAAATATCTACTAAACGAGAAAAAATACTGGTCAGCTGATGTAGAAACTCATTGGACACCGCCAGAAGGGTTATTTACTAAAAGTGCAGAAACTATTGTTGACGCTTTGAAAAAGGCTCCAGGTGGTCTTTCAAAAGCAATGGCCAGATTGAATTTTTACATCAATAGAGCTGGTAGAAACCTCACCAGAAAACGAAAAAAAGAGCTTAAAAAAGCCAAAGAAATGGTGAGTAAACTTACAAAATCTGAAGAAGATTGATTGGAGGATATTAACAATGCTAATTGAACAAAAAATTATGTATTATCTGAATGAAACTGATAAGATTTCATCCGGCTTAGAGGATATGATTATCGGTTATTTGAAACATGGTGATGATCCAGATAGTGATTTTGATGCTGATGAACTTAAAATGGGCATTGATGTTGAAAAAGAACATAATGATAATCCGAATGTTGCAAAAGCCATCGCTAAAGCTCATCTAGCTGAAATTCCAGACTATTATACACGCCTAAAAAAGATGGAACAAGAAGGAAAAAGAGAAAAATGAGATTCAATCAATTTATTTTTTCAACAAATATAGGCATTCCAGATGACCTGACAGTAGTATATGATAGGAAAGTATTTAAGAAAATGGTAGATTTTATTGTTAGTTTGAATCCAGCACAATTAACACCACAACAAATAGATAATATAGTTGATATTATTCAGCTCTTTAATATAGTCCCGATAGATGAAGATACGGATGATGGCAAAACAGTTGAAATGATAAAGAAGAATAAGGATAAAATCAATAATTGGTATAGTAACAATGTCAAACGTAATGAAGCATAGCTTCGATCCGAGTAAACATGACATATTCATACCAAGGAATAAACACAAGTATATAGGTAAAGGACCAATAATAATTAGATCAAGTTGGGAACGAGTTTTTAGTCAATGGTGTGACTCTAATCCTGGAATAATTGCTTGGAGCTCTGAAACTGTGGAAATACCCTATTATGATCCAGTAAAAAGAAAACAACGTAGATATTATCCTGATTATATCATAAAAACAATAGGTGAAGGTAATAAAGAACTAACATATATTGTTGAAATAAAGCCATATAAAGAAACCATAAAACCCACCATTTCCGAGAAAAAATCACAAAAGACAAAAATGCATGAGATGGCAACATATCTCACTAATGTAGCCAAATGGAAGGCTGCTATCGAATTTTGTAAAAGACGTGGATGGCAGTTTAAAATAATAACAGAACGAGAATTGTATAAGTAGTTAATTGTGATGATCCAATGAGGCATAGAAATAAATATGTCAATAATTGGATAAATAATAATTGATAAGGGACTTTATACATTATGACTCTCAGACGGGTTTTCAAAGTTAAAGATCGTAATAGCACTGTATGGTGGAGAAGTGGTCATATCTATAGCTTTAGATATAGAAACTTTGAAAATGATCCAAATCCCATAGTGTTATGTCTCTATGCTATAAAGGGTGTTAATCCAAATACCAGACATAATTGGAATTTGGTTCAAGCAATAAATCTAAATTATATACCGAGACATAATAGACGAAAATTCCTTCAAACATGGATTAGTGTATTGGAGAAAAATGGTGGTAATATAAGACTTACATGGGAAATGCTTGTAAGACACTATCCATATCTATTATTAGCATGTCGTAGATATTTACTTGATAGAAAAATGTTTGCAGATTTAAGAGAAATACCTCTGGAAGATATTGAATCTATAGTAATTTCAAGTTGGGCCAAAGACTACTCAAAACAGGTTCAATTAGCTATTCTAAGAAAGTATAAAAATATGAATAAATATCTTAAACAAGTCTTGATTAGTAGTCTTGTTGGTTTAAGGCCGCCGGGGCCATATTACAGAAAAGAGAGTGATTAACAATGAGTAATTTAACATATATTACTTTATATCAGAACGAAGTAAGAGCTATTGAGATTGAAATAAGAGATCAGTATGATGAATTATGGTATCCATCATCAGCTTATGTTAAATTTTTAGATGAAGATGGTAATACTGTAATAAATGAGATTCCGGCTTATGTTTCTGAGAACACAATAAACACTATTGTTAGTAGCAGTATAACTGCAACTCCTGGAAAGTATTATCTAATTTGGCGTATATTGAAAGAGTCGGGCTCAAATACATATACATATTACCATAAAACCTGTTTAGTTGTTGAAGAATTATGAAAACACCATTGTCATTCAGATTATTAAAAGGATTGTTAAATTTTAATAATGTATCTGATACTATAAAATTCAGAGAGTCAACTAACTTTCTGACATTTGAATTGGTAGAACATTATCAAGATAGTGTTCTTTATCAGATATTATTAGACTGGGCTGAGGTTGTGGGTATTAGTGATATATTCATAACGGAGTAATATAATGCCAAGATATAGCTTTATTGGAAGAACAAGAGATACATACGGTAATATCACATCTGATATAGATATTGAAGTATATTTGAGTGGCACTAATACACCAGCAACAATCTATACATCATATTCTGGTGGTAGTGGGGTATCAACAATTCCACAATTAAAGTCAGATTCAAATGGATATTTTATATTCTACATTGATAGTGAAGATTATTCATATACACAACTTTTCGATATAAAGGTTGACAATAAATTATATACAAATGTAGATATTTTTAGACTTGGTATAGCTGGAAGTTCTGGTAGTTCTGGAACATCAGGAAGTTCTGGCACTTCTGGAACATCAGGAAGTTCTGGAACATCAGGAAGTTCTGGAACGAGTGGTTCAAGTGGCACATCAGGAAGTTCTGGAACAAGTGGTTCAAGTGGCACATCAGGAAGTTCTGGAACATCTGGAAGTTCTGGCAGTTCTGGAACATCAGGAAGTTCTGGCACATCAGGAACATCAGGAAGTTCTGGAACGAGTGGTTCAAGTGGCACATCAGGAACATCAGGAAGTTCTGGAACGAGTGGTTCAAGTGGCACATCAGGAAGTTCTGGAACATCAGGAACATCAGGAACATCTGGAACAAGTGGTTCAAGTGGCACATCAGGAAGTTCTGGAACATCAGGAACATCAGGAACATCTGGAACAAGTGGTTCAAGTGGCACATCAGGAAGTTCTGGAACATCAGGAAGTTCTGGCACTTCTGGAACATCTGGAACGAGTGGTTCAAGTGGCACATCAGGAACATCAGGAAGTTCTGGAACGAGTGGTTCAAGTGGCACATCAGGAACATCAGGAAGTTCTGGAACGAGTGGTTCAAGTGGCACATCAGGAAGTTCTGGAACATCAGGAACATCA